CACTGAACAGGATATACGAGTTATGCACGCTATTAAAGAGGATATGGTTCAAGCTCTTATTGATTATGATGGTAGTGTGTTATCGTTTATGGGCGGGAACCCCTCTGGGAGTCCACTAACTGTCATTATAAACTGCATAGTAAATATATTAAGATTTATATCAGCTTATATGGTGGCTACAAAAGGTTATGATTTCTTTCAGCATGTGGAGATTGTTACCTATGGGGATGATGTGGTAGCTACCGTATCAGATGCAAAGAAAACTTCTTTTAATTTTAAAAGATTATCTGAGATTTTTGCCACATGGAATATAAAATTTACTGATGCTGCAAAATCATCAGAAGTGAGTGAATTTAGTTCCAAAGAAGTTATACAATTCCTTAAGCGAAGATTCAGGTTTGATGTAGAAATTGGTAAACATATGGCTCCACTTGACCAGGAATCAATATTTAAATCCTTATATATATGGCAACGTAGCAAGTCAATATCAGAATATGACCAAATGGTTCAAATAATTAAAACTGCTCATAGGGAGTTTTTTCAGCATGGGCGATTGGTGTTTGAGGAACAGGATACTTTTCTTCAACAATTGCTGTGCAGGTTCTCAAATGAGATCCTACCTACATATGATTATTATATGGAGGAATACATTCAACAATGCTCCCAGAGGAAGGAGCCTTGATTTATAGTAGTCCTGAGTATGACTATAAACGGCTCAATTATTAAATATATGCTTATGAGAAGCATTGTCAAATCTCATACTCTTAGTGGTCTGATTCAATCATTAAGCTTTATAAATGAATTCCTAATAATGAAGTCACGATGGGCAATGTAGGCCCATCCAACGGCGATAGTCAATCCGAGAATTTGACTACGAGCAGAGCGAACTCTGCAACACCATCATCGCAATTGGGTTATAGCGATGATTCGCAAACTGGTGATGGTGTTAAGGTCAATTTATATTATTCCGATTCAAATACAGGCACGAATTTGGATTTTAATCCTATTCGCGATTCAAGTTTTTATGATGGTTATAAGCCGAGTGTGGAATTATCTAACTTCTTTAGTCGCCCTTTAACAATAGCGAATATACCTTGGACTATAAGTGCACCCCTTGATATAGTCCTTCAACCTTGGTTTCTATATTTTAATGATGATAGGGTAAAAGCTAAATTACAAAACTTTGCGTACTTATCATGTAATATGAAGATTAAAATAATGGTTAATGCCTCCCCCTTTTATTATGCACTTGGGATTGCAGCATATCAACCAAAGAAGAATTTTAATGGTTGTAGAATATATTCTGCAACTACCAACCGGTTAGCTAAGTATGTGTCAATCTCTCAGCGTCCTCATGTTTATTTATACCCTCAGTGCTGTCAAGGAGGACAAATGACTCTACCTTACATTAATCAACGTAATTGGCTTAGGGTTAAGTATGATGATGATTTTAAAAACATGGGAGAATTAAGTTTGAATGAGATAGTTCAGTTATCAAATGCTAACGATCTTTCAGGAACCAATGTGAATATCACAATACTGGCCTGGGCTGAAGACGTTCGATTGTGTGGTCTAACATCAGCATTGACATTACAAGCGGATGAATATGAAGGTCCAATTTCAGGACCTGCGTCCGCAGTGGCGAGGGCAGCCAAAAGTTTATCTTCGATCCCTATAATAGGTCGTTATGCAACCGCCACCTCAATAGGTGCTAATGCCGTGGCTACAATTGCCCGCTTATTTGGTTTTACCAATGTGCCCAATCTTGAATCCCAACATCCCATGCGTAATGACCCCTTCTTTAATGTTTCAAGCTGTGATTTGAGTGCTCCAGTTGATAAACTGACGATTGATCCTAAAAATGAATTAACGATAGATCCAAGAGTAATAGGCTTGGATCCTAAAGACGAACTTGTTATTTCCAGTATAGCTTGTCGAGAGTCTTTCTTGACTTCATTTATGTGGTCTCAAGAAGATGTTCATGATGATATTGTTTTCAATTTGAGGGTATCTCCGAGCTTATTTAACACTAGTGTCGAATCTGGTCAAACTCAATATTACTTAACGCCAATGCATATGATAGCTGAAATGTTCCAGTACTGGCGGGGTGATATCATTGTGAGATTCAGGGTTATTGCTTCAAGATTTCATAAAGGGCGATTGAGAATATCCTGGGATCCTGCTGCTCAAATACACAGCAATCCAGATACTACTAATATAGTATTTACGGAGATTGTCGATATTTCCCAAAAGCAGGATTTTGAAATTCGTATTCCTTACCAGCAAGCTACAGCATATGCTCGTACTGATACTAGTCCAGTAACGGGTTTCAATGACGGATCTTCTTATGTATCCATTACTGATTCTATTACTAATGGAAACCTTACGGTTCGCGTTTATAATCAATTAACTGGATTACTTGAGACAGGAGTAATTCACGTAGCTGTGTCGGTGAGGGGTGCAGAGAACCTTGAGTTTGCTTGCCCGCGAGATATATCGCGTGAGTGGACTCCTTTTGTTCCCCAATCTGAGGAGTTGTCATACCCTGATCATTGTGCAAATACCACAGTGATTAAGGCCCCGAGTAGTGATCAACATACTCATCTAGTGTATATGGGGGAAGTAGTAAAGTCTTTAAGACCTCTTTTGCGTAGAACGTGTTATGTTTATACGGCGTGCACAGCAGATACTGCAGATGCAAGCAAATTTAGTGTGCAGAAGTTTATGTTACCTCGCAAATTACCGTCTTATGGGTATGACACTTCAGGTATGAGCACAACTACTAGTGCGTTTGCTCCCACTGGATCATACAATGTGAATTTTGTTCATAATATTCCTTTAACGTGGGTGGGGTCATGTTTTGTAGGGAGCCGTGGTAGCTTGCTATATAGAATAAACGCAAATCGCACAATACAATCTTCCAATGTTACTATTTCAAGAAATAAAGTCCCTCATACGAGTATTTCTCCTGTAGTAACATTAAGTACCTCGGGAGATACTGCTAATCAAAGGCGGTATTTACAATGGAAAGCACTTGACAGTGGTGCAGCGGGCATTGTGCTTCAAAACACTGTCACTCAAAACGGAATTAACTTCTTATTGCCAATGTATAGTTATTTTCGTATGGTTACCACAGATCCATATCGGGTATTCTCGAGTGGAGCTGATAGTGATGATACTTCTGATGATTCAATGACTATTGAAATAACATCAAGCCCTGCTTCACAAGATTACAATGTGGATAAATATACTAACATTGAAATCTATGCGGCAGCGGGAACAGATTATTCACTATTTTTCTTCCTTAATGTACCAACATTGTGGAGGGTAATCTTACCTAAACCAAGTGTTTAGATGCGTAACCTCCGGGTTGGGCTTTGGTTTTTTCGAACCAGGGCCCTCCACCAGTAGCAGATGAGGCTATTGGGGGGCGCTGAAGTCATT